AGGCGAACAAAGATTAAGCTGGTATTAGACGTATGAGGCAGGATGTTTTTGAGCAAGGTCAGCTCCGCATTGTACCAATCAATCCACAATAGGTCAATGTAGGTGAACTGCTTATGCAGAAGATAGCTGTCAAGACTTCGGGTAGGCACTTCAACCATATGCCTGTATGTAACACTCGGAGGCATAGAGCCCTCATAAGTTGTCGTAGTGTTGTAGGCATAACGCTCACCCTTTGTCGGCCTCCACATCGTCATCCTCGAATCCTTATCCGTAATGGCACAATAGTTCATCTGCACATTGGTAGGCAAGTTCGGAATGGGGGTTTCCGCCAATGGCTCGAAGGCATGAACCTCTGAACCAGGTATCTCGGCAAGCTTCCTCGTTACCGAGCCATCCCTTGCGTTTATTTCGATTATCAGACTTTCCTCAACGGACTCTAAGCACTCTTTAATGTACTCAATAGGTTGTTTCATAGTTTAGTTATGGTTAGTAATTCTCTGCCAATTTCATCGGGAGTAACGCAGTATGAGTACCTGCCAATCCCTGAAAATAGTTTGGTCAAGGTTAATTGGTCGCTATCATGCACCATTAAAACGCCATTAGTATTCAGCCTTTCGTTGAATAGCCTTGTTAGTTCAGGTATAATCCCATCTCCGTGGTCTGCATCTTGAAAGATTACATCAAAAGTCCTGCTTTCATTTAATGCCTCGACACTTTTTGCCTTAATCCAATCGACTTCTCTTCCCTTCAATAAAGTCATTCTCTCGTTCTCACAAGTATCGTCTATATCATAGCTAACCATTTTTAATCCAGCAAGGGACATAGCCAAAGTTGCCTGCCCTTTGAAAGAGCCGAGTTCTAAGCCAATGCCGCCATCATAGTTTTTTGATGTTTCATAGATTTCTAAAATATGGCATAATGAGGTACACCAGGAATGAGAGTAGTCGAGGGATTTTAATACTTCTTGCGGAGTCATTGTTTTGAGTTTATGGTTTGTTTTATCTTCTCGTAGATGTTGTACTTAGTCGTGTACTTCTTTTTCCAAGCTTTTATCGGCTGAATAAAGTCATCGTAGTTAGTGGACTGCAAGATATGCTCTATCTCCTTTACGGCATACTTCGTGTTGCGGAAATTCTCCAACTGAATAGCAAACGGAATATGCTCGGCAACATTCCTCGCTCCTACATAAATCGGAATACAAGAGCATAAGGCCGCGTCAATAGCCTTCTCAGATATGTAATCATCCCAAATGCCGTTCTCAATGCAGACCGAAAATTGAAACGGCAAAAGCCCCGTAGCCTTGTTGGATAACTCCCCCTTAACGCCCTTGAAGTTTAACCCCCTGCCATACACCGAACACCATCCCGTTTGGGCAAGCTCACGAGCTAACCGTATGCGGTATTCGTAAAAGCCACCCGATATGTTGGAGGTTATCATGCTTATCCGCGCTGCCTTTTTTGGGGCGGTCATAAACTCCTCAAGCTCTCCATTGAGGTGATAGAACATCCCCATCGGGAAGCCCACAAGATTGCCCTCTATGCCGTATGCATAAGGCTCTGCACAGGTGTAAACAACCGAACAATATGAGCCGATATTCCTATCAAAGAAGTTGTGGTCAGGAGGCTCTTGAATAAAGCCAATAACCCTTTCTTTGGGCACTTTAATATCGAAGTTCCCCTTTGAATTAAAAACCACAAGCCATTCGTAAGAGTCATCAACAACGAACTCCACATTGTCCTTGAAGTGTTTTGCCGTCATAAATTGGTCAATAATCCTGTCGTGGATAGAGAAACTATCCGAAGAGTTGGATACTGCCCTTATTTTGACTGAGTGGGTCAATGGATTTACTTTGGCAGACAAAGAATGTCGAGCTGTTCGCCCAATAGGCTCTGCCCCTCATAAACATTCCTATAAGAATACTCATTAGCATCAAGCCATTGGAATACATCATCAGCCGTAACTCCCTGCCTTACAAGCGCACCACGATTGATTTCCAAAAGCATAACTGGCCTGCACTTTGAAATCGTTTTCTGCGCCCCAATTAACGCCTTTAATTCCATCCCCTCGCAGTCCATTTTAATAAATTGGCACTCATCAAGTTCTAATGAATCCAAATCTACACACTTAATTGCATCCCCTTGAACAGCGTGGCTCGCACCTACGTTTGGGTCTAAGGCAATGCCTATGGTATGAGGACTATCACTTGCCCCAAAGTTTAGGCAAGAAACCTGCGGGTGCTTAGCCATATTGTGCTTTAAGCATTCAAATGCAGGTGGGTTTGGCTCAAATGCATAAACTTTTCCTGTCTTGCCCACACGATTAGCATAATATTCGGTGTGGTCGCCAATGTATGCGCCAATGTCAATAACGGCAAACCCCTTTTGAACATACCTATTCAGCATCGGGAGCATACTTTGGTCGTGGTCTAACCTACTGGACTGCTCTACCCATTTGCTTATGTGGGTGTCATTTTCAATAACAGCAACAGAGCCCATCTTTAGTTTTAATATTTTCATCCTATGTATTGTTTTATTTGCTCTAAGTCCTTTGAGTCAAGGCCAGACCAACTCCAAAACTGATGAACCTTATTTTTAGGCAGCTCAACGGTTTCCGTATCAATAAACTCATATCTGTGGCCTTCAAATTTTTCAGCATAAGCCCCTATTGCATTAAATTCGCTAAAAGACCTATGTGGCTGTGAGTTTAAGTATTTTCTAAGAGCAACTTTGTGATTATTTTCAATCCAGTTAGATGAAGCTGCAATAGTATCAGTAAAATAAACGAGAGGCATCCTTCTCATATACTCCCACTCAACGCTAAATCCAATGGCCTTTTCTGTAATTGGCTTCCATGGAGTATCAATAGAATTGTATGATGTTTTATAAACTATTGGCTTTCCATTATAAAACCACTCGGATACATCGACAGGCTCGCAGGCCATAACATCGCTATCCCAAAAAACAACAGCATCGGCATCAGTGTATAAATGAGCGTTCATCTTGGTGAACTGCTGCCCCAAATATCCATCTTTCAAATCCTCCACCTGGATTACTACATAATCAGATGACTTGGCTATCAGCCTTTCGTCTGGTATCGTTATAACGATATTTCTGTATCCCGTAACGTGAAGGCGAATAGATTTTAGGGCATATTTAAGCCATTCTAAGTCTTTCTCGTAAGTCCTAATAAAAATATCTACGTTCATTTTAAGTTTTGTCTTATGGTGTTATAAACTTGTGTCGTCAGTTGCTGTGGAGAATGCGGTCTATAATGCCTTGAAAAAGACAGGCTATGATTAAACTGCTCTACCCATCTAAAACATTCAGTCATTCTTACCCACTCAGAATTATCATACTGAATGTCGTGTACTTGGTGAAAAAATAATGGCTCACGAGCCTCAAACACGGAAACCCCGTGCTTTATAAATCTATAAGGAATCCAATAGTCCCACCAAGTCTGCCCCATACAAAACATAGACTGTGGAATTAGATGGTAGTGTCCAGAATTTATGATGAACACATCAAAACCAAGTAAATATCTGCTCCCATTGGTAAAAGTCCCATCGTGGTCTTCCCTATTTGAAATCACTAACCCGTTAACAGCGCAATCCCAATACTTATCAAATTCATTAGCCTCATCCCTAAGGACTATGTCCGAGTTAATCAGCATAACCTGCTCTAAGTCGTGTTCTTTCGCATAGTCTATGAAGGCAGAAATAGGAACGTAGGGGGCTTTGAATACGCCCTCCATAGTTCGATAGCAGGGAATGAATTGAACGTCAGGAAATGCTTCTTTTAGCACTGAAATCTCATTCGGGCAGTTGAATGATAGAACCTTAAATCCTGCATCAGCCCAAGACTTTGTAGCCATCGGCTGAACGTGGCTCATAACGTGCTTAGGGCTTATAGATGTTAGCGCATACTTGGTCATTGGGCATTTTTTGGGGGTCGGTTTTCTTGTATCCTTGCCTTAGATGCGTGTTTTGCAGGGTATATCTTGTGCCACTTATACTCGTGGTTCAAGCCCATATCCTTGTGATATTCATAAAGAAGCTGGTCGCAGTTCTCCCATATTGACCTACTCAAAAATCCTGCTGCCCCAAAAAGAGATATGAAATGGCAATTTTCAGCCTCGCTCATCATTTCATCAATTTTTTTAGACTTCTCGCCAAAGAACTTCACGGGGTCAAAGCCTCCGTTGGGGTTTACATTAAGCTGAACGCAGGCTACATTTAAGGCAAGCTCATCAGGGTATGTCGTTCCCCACTTCATAGATAAGCGATGCAATGGCACTCCGTTCAAAGCATTTTCCCTTGCCTGAGCATAAAAATGGCTTAATTGTTTGCCCTTTTTCAATACAAGGAATCT